CAATGCCCATCCAATAGTCTTCTCTCCCTTAAAAGATCGGCCAGGATCAATCGACAGGAGAACCATGCTCACGCTCCTGCTCAGCCTCGGGGGGCGGTTCAGTGCCTGACTGCATCCGAACGCGGATGCCTCGGCAGATTCGGTCGCGCTGATCGCGGGTGGTTTTGAGCAGCAGGTAACCGTAGGCGTCCACGATCTCAGCGAGGGCGATCTGGTCCGCGCGACTGATGGCGTCGGGGGAGTAACGCAGCTTCCACCCGAGTCCATACTCGTCGTCGCTTTCGAGTGCCGGTCGAACCCACGATCCACCGCCGGGTATCGCTATTCGTTCGCTCATGTCTCGTTCCTCTCGGGGTCTGGTGACGGAGCGGTCGGTTGGAGCGCGCTCGCTAGGCCCGCCGCGAGAACGATGCGGTCGATGCGGTCGATGCGGTCGGACCAGTTCTCGGTGAGGTATCTGAGGATCTCGATTTCGAGCGGGGCGGCCATCACGACTCCCGTTCGGTCGGTCGGGAGACCAGCCCGAGGGCGACGCGCAACTGCTCGGACGTGAGGCGGTGTGCGCCGACGATGCCATACAGCGGATCGCCATCCTTGTCTATCGCATCCGGCCCGAGCGCGATTGTGTCGACGGACCAGCTTTCGGGGTCAGCGAGAATGTGCGCAGCCTGGTGGGCGCAGACCCAGTGCTCGCCCCACTCCGCATCGTCCAGGTAGGCCATGTAGCGCCCGCAATACGGGCACTTCTCGACGTTGGTTCGCATCACTGGCTCCTGTTCGTGTGTCTCATGGTTGATCTCCTTTTCTCAGCGTCAACAACTACCCTATTAGGGTATCACTCCCAGTCGGTCACGTCGACCGCGAACCGCACCGGAAATAGCGGCTCTGTCGAACCAGGGTCACAAATACCGTTCACGTCCTCCATAACGACACGGATCTTCTCCCGGTACTCCTCAACCAGATCCTCACGAACCTCAAAGACAAGAGCGTCGTGGACCTGAAGAAGACAGCGACAGCCCTCACTGTCCAGCACGTCCATCACATGCACCCAGACCCGCTCAACCACATCCGCTGCCCCACCCTGCAAGAGAGCGTTCATCGCCTTGTAGCTCTCCTCCGCACTACGGAAGTGTCGGATGCGGCCAGACCAGAGCTTCAGCTTCTTCGTCTCCTGCACCCTCGACCGACATGCCATGTCGAGCTTCCTGAATCGGGGATACTTCCGGTAGAACTTCTCTCGCAGTTGCTTAGCCTGCTCGATGCTGACGTTGAAGATGTAAGAGATTCGGGCATCCCCGCCCCCATACTGTGTCGCGTAGACAAAGCTCTTCGTCTTCGGCCTGGGCCATCCCATCTCTGCTGCCATCTCGCTGAAGATGTCACGTCCCTCATCGAAGATGGCTTGAAGCTCAGGTTCCTGTGCGTACGCGACAGCCAAACGAAGCTCAAGCTGAGAGTAGTCCGCAGACAGAAGCCGGTAGCCCGGCTTCGGTAGGAAGCACTTCTTCACCCGGTTGTTCCAGGGGCTCCCGCCCTCCTTCGATATCTGCTGAAGGTTCGGCTCTCGCGCTGACAACCTCCCTGTCGAAGTGACATGCGTGGTGTAGCTGGTTCTCAGTCTTCCATCCGGCGAAACCCGCTCCTGATATGGGCGAAGCAAAAGCCCCATCGCTGTTGTCCAGCCCCGCCATGCCTTGACGTATCCCACCTCGGGAGGCTGAGGGCCTTCTCGGTTGGAGAGGATCATGTCGTATTCTTCCAACACTGCCTTCGTGAAGCTCGGGGCCTCTTTCGGAGTCCTCTTCAGGACAGGCAGTTCCAGCTTCTCCAGGAAGATTTTCGGGGCATCCTTTACAGAACTAGGATTCAGCCCTCCCAGCCGCTTGAGCAGTTCTTCCTTTACAGCCGTGCCCTCAAGCTCCAGTTCGTGGGCTAGTTCTGTGTCTACCCGGATACCTCTCCGCTTCATCTCCACGAGGACTCGGATCAGTTTCTGCTTGTTGTCCCACAGATCCTTCGGCTGTTCTTTCCAATTCGGGTGTCGCATGAGCGCTTCCCATATGCGATATGTCTGGTCTGTGTCGACACAGGCATAGTCGTAGATCATCTCAGGTGTGGCTGTCGGCCACCCATTCTTCTTCTGCCAGTCCAGTGTCGACTCTTTTCGGAGACGAAGTTTGCCGTTCTTCATCTCCTCGTATTCGACATAATCCCATTCCTTGATCTTTCCTTCGTCATCCCCAAGATAGACGGTGGCGAGCATGTCAAGGCTTTTCATTATGGGCCAGTCTTCACGCACCAGATTGGCCATTGTCTGAATGTCGTAGAAAGGCATTTCCGACACCCGAATACCCAGTGTTTCCAGGCTGAGCATGTCGAATTGGCAGTTCGCATAGATCAGCGGTCTGCCCTGTTTGAGCACGTATTTCAGGCGAGAGATTGTCTTCTCGTCTGCATTCTTTCCGATCACATGTGCTGTCGGAACGTATGCAGACTGCATCTTTCCTTTGATGCGTGTGCTGAACGAGATGCCAATACAAATGGCTCTATTGTCGTCAACTCGAAGCCCCAGTGAGGGGTCGTCTACGCCTCTTGTCTCTGTGTCAACTGCCAATGGCTGATCCGGGTGACGGTACAACCAATCCAGGAATTCAGAGACCGAGACTCGGGGAATTGTCGTCGTCATCGTCTCCCCCTCTCTCTGTGAAATGTTTCACCATGTCTTCAGTGATTTCGAAATGCAACTTGTTGTTCCGGGATATCTTTGTCGGCTCAGGAATTGGCGCATACCTGTTCTTCAACAAAGACATTGTGATCGTTCCCTCATCAACGTCAGATGCGAGGACTTCTAGGTCGAGCACGAAGTCGACAGCAGCGGTGATGTAGAACGAGCCGTACACATCGCTGAGGCTGTTCGGGTTCTTCCGACTCGCGGCATCATTCGCTTTCTTCCTGTGGTGATGCACGATGATGAGCCCGAAGTCGAATTGGTTTCGTGCACGCTGAAGGAACTCAAATGCTTCCTTCATCTCGTTATCGCTGGTCAGATCAGCAGCCACCATGTGGCTCAGCGAGTCGACAAACACCACTTTCGGCTTGAACTTGTCAACGAGGACTTCAAAGTAGTTCTGCCCGCTGTCTTGATCCAAAGGGAGACGTTCCCCCTTGGCGTAGACCATAAGGTTGTCTTGCACCAGATCGGGGTACCGCTCACTCAGTGGCTTGGCGATGTGCGGAAGCTGATGCTTGTTCATCTCCAAACTGAGGTACAGCACACGAGTCGGCTTGCCGGGAAGATCACGGGAAAGGAAGCTCTGTCGCCCTGACGCAAGATCAGCAGCCAACTGGAAACTAGCCTGCGTCTTCCCGACTCCGGGTCGCCCAGTGAAAAGTCCCATGCCACGAGGAGTGAGAAGATCGCCTACCAGCCAGTCCTCAATTCCTTTGAGCGTGGCCAGTTCATCGACAGAGAAAAGAATCTGGTCATCGTCCTCTTCGACAGGAGACTTAGTAAGGGCCTTAGCCAGTCCCTCTAGCTCTGCTGTCGGCTCATAGCCGACCTTCTGCCTGGCCCGGTTGATGAGGTCGACAAGGATCTTCTTGCGATTGTTCCTGCCTACGTACTTCCCCCAGCGGTCGTCAGCGTCCGTGAGCGTGACCATGATCTGCTCATCGGACCATCCGTGCTCCGCACCCTCATACGCCAGCCTCTGGAGCGCACCGGAACGGTCGCGCCCTGCTCGCTGCATCTCGTCCCCCGAGGTACGGAAGAGCTTCAGCAGTTCACCGTCCCACTTGGCTTCTGCGAGAACTTCATCGACAGAAGGAAGCTGGTTCAACTCGATGTGGGAGGCGATTGCTTCTTTCGGCTTCGGGATGTGCGCGAACGACTCGACAGTGTAGCGACGGTCAAGACGGTTCTTCAGAATCTTCGCGGTGATCGGCTTGCTGTATTTGCGGTTGACAGTGAACGGAGGGCGAAGGAACTGGCTTGCATCCCATCCCGACAGGTCGGCCTCAAGAGCATAGGCGAGCGCCTTGTTGATCTCGGCTATCTTTTTGCCGGGGATGAGTTCGTTCATCGCCCAATAGGTGTGCCTCTTCTTCGAGGTACTGCTCTGGATCTCGATTGTCGGCAGCGGAGCGATGTTCTCAGGCCACTCGTCAGGGAAGTTCCCATCGAAGTCACACCAGGCGTACCAGGACCCTAGAACATTGTCCTGTGTCGGCTTCGGCTTGGAGTAGATTGCCGGGCTGTAGAACACCTGGCTGGTTTCGTCAGCGGCGTACGTAAGGACATGGTTGACTACGGCGTCTGCCTTACGAGGCCAGGGAATCATAAACTTCTTGAAGCCATTGACTCCCTTTACAGGAAGGTAGACGTATCCTTCAGTGTCTTTCCAGACTTGATCGAAGAAAGCTCTGAGGTCGTCTGATTTGGTCATTCAGAACCAGCCCCCTCGTTGATTCTGCTAATGGCACGGTCGACAAGAGCAGAAGACAATGCGTCATTCACCATTGCATCCCACACCTCGTGTCGATGTCCGCGCAAATAGACAGACCATTCGATTTGGTTGTGGGGAACGTGCTTCAGGATGAAACACTTCACTCCGACAGAATCCAAGTCCACGGCAATAGACAATGCGGCAGAGAGAAAAGAATCTGGCTTGATTTTCGGGTCGGGAAGGCCGAAATCTTGTGAATTCTCAGCTAGATACCCTATGATATCAATTGTAGGCATGTAAAGGTCTCCTCCTGTTCTCAGCCTCACGCGAGAAGAAGGCCCCGTCCCCAATAAGACGGGGCCTTCTTCCTTGGGTGAAGATCAGTCGTCTTCGAACGGGTTCTCGTCGTCAGAGACCGCCTTCTTGGCCTTCGCAGCAGGCTTCTTGGCCGACTGCTTCGCCTTCGCAGGCTTCTCAGGCTCTTCTTCCAGAGTGACCTTTCGGACGTTCTGGAATTCACCCTTGGCATTCTTCGTGGTCACGAGCTGGAGGACACCCCGGATTCCTTCGAGGTCCTCCGGGTCCGTGTTCTTCGGGTCGAGGCCCAGATCGGTGAGACGGTTCTTCAGGTAGCCCAGGCTCTGAAGAGCCCGTTCCGTGAGTTCCCCGTCCTGAGCAGTAGTAAACCACTCCTGCTTCTCCCCGGCTTCATCAAGGTTGTACTTGATGATGAAGAAGGTGTCGTCAGGCTTCTTCTTCGTGCCCTCCTGGATCAGTCCTTCAGTGATCTCGAATCCGTAGAAGCCATCGTCAGGGTTCGAGAAGCTCGGTGCTTCCACATCGTCAGCGTCGATACCAAAATCGTCAAAGAGTCCCATTGCATCATTCCTTTACAGTGTGTGTGGTGCTGGATCGGTCGATCCGTGAGGCCAGGGGAATCGAACCCCTGCAACTCCTACCAAGACCTCGGGAGAGAGCAAGCAGAGGGATGCTAGCTCTCTCCGTCCTTATCGTCATCTTCGGAGTCATCATCCGAGATTTCGAAATCTTCATCCTCATCATCGTCGTCCGGCTCTTCAGCGAGAACCTTCTCTTCCGGCTTGATGAGGTCGTCCCCCATACGGGAGCTATTGATCCATTCGGACACGGCTTTCACCAGAGAAGCGACAGGGAGTTTCAGGTCCAGTCCGCCGATCCTACTCTTGGCCATGACGTAGCGCGTGGGCCAAACCTGAGCTTCCCTCTCATACTTGTCCTTCACCTTGCGGCTCTCGAAGCGAGCGATGAGGTGGGAAAGCTGAGCTAGGCCAGAGGTGATCTTCGGGCCGAGGGAGGGCGACATGAGCAACGCGCCAGATTCGCCCTTGATCGGTCGTCCCTGTTCGTGGGCGACCATGATGACGTGAAGGTTCTCCGTTTTGTGGAACGTCTTGATGACGTTCAGAAACATCGCCTGCGGTGCGGCGTGCATGGAGCCTTCGATCTCAGGAAGGTCCTCGTCATCCTTGGTCCCTGTCTGCTCTCGCACGTAGGCGTGGAGGATGTCGGTGTACCAGCTTGACACTTCATCGAGGATGACAACACGGTAGCCCTCGAATCCCTTGTGTCGGGATCGCAGAGCGTTGGCAATGGTCATCAGGTCACGAGGGTCGGACACTTCGATTCGGTCGATGCCTCGCTTGAGGGACGGGTGGTTGTCGATGGAAACCCATCCGTCTGAGCTGTCGAGGTAGAGTGCTCGACCTTCGCCCCGGAGCTTCTGAGCAAGCCCTACGGATGCGACAGTCTTGCCTACACCGGGACCACCGAAGAACATCCCGATGAAGTCTTTCTCGACTTCCTGGTGCTCCAGGTCATTCATCCTGGACAGGATCTTTGCGAGGTTGGCTTTAGCAGCAGGCATCAGTTCTCACTTTCGGTGTCGGTGCTCAATGTTGCGATACTTCTAGGGTAGCACATCATTCGTCGCTCAACTCCTCAGAGACGAGAATCTCGTCCCGCTTGTCTTTGATCTTGTATTCCGTTTGCAGCAGGAGAGCCACATTACCCCCGCGAAGCTCCTCGGAGCAGATGTCTTTAAAGGGGCAGGACTTGCAGATCATTGAGTTGCCGATGCGGTACGCCTTGATGTCGCGCGTCTCATCATCCAACGTGTCAAGTTCCGCCACCTCCATTGAGGCGTTGATCTGCTCCAGGAAAGATCGCTGCACTCGAACCCCGGAAGGCTGAATCTCCATAGCGAAAGCCCAGTCATCCAGCACCCGGCCTTCGTAGTAGGGGATGTCGTGTTCGTCGGCAATCGCTTCCAATTCAGTGACCTTCATCTTCGGGTCAATCTCCCCGATGTCCGACTTGCTCAGCAGTTCTACCAGTTCAGCCTTATTGAGCTTGTTGCCCTTGCTCTCGGGCCTGGTGCGGATCATGTTGTACATGCCGTAGGAGACGTTGTAGTTCAGTGCTCTCAGCGCTCCGATGTACTTCGGAATCTGAGGCATGAGGTTGGTCGTCTCGTAGCTATAGAAGTCGTACAGCCCCTTATGGTCGACAACCACGATCTTCTTTGTCGGGTCCTGCACGATCAGGTCGATAACGAACGGGTAACGGCCTCCTGTTTCGGAGTCGTACTCCAGGTTGAACTCCTTCTCGACACCCAGGATGCGCCATTGCCTCTTGTTGTCATGCCACTCTCTGTCGATGAAAGGCTCGCGTTGGAGGTACTTCTCGATGATGAGTCGGAGTGGTGCCCTTTTGTCGGTGTCTTCGAATCCTTCTGAGTAGATTCGATCCACCTCCAGCCATGCAACCTTTACAGCCTCCGGGTATGCCTTTTTCTGTGCAGCCAGAGAGTTCCCTGCATCGAGCACATGCTGATAGAGGGCAGCGAGCACACGGTGGATCGCAGTTCCGAGCACAAGCCCAGTGCTGTTGTCGATCTTGGTGAGCTTCCGGTGGTAGGAGTAATACTCCTTACGTCGACACGTCAGGTAGGAGTCGACACGAGAATGGGAGACAGATCCCATTAGGAATCACCCTCTACGGGCTCCCATGGGCCAGGCTTGCGGCGGCGGAACAGTTGCGGATTGCCCATGTATTCCTCGGCCTCCTCGCGGGTGGCGTAATGATTCGCGCTGTATGCATCCGCCATGTAGGCGTACTCCCACTCGTAGGTATCCGGTACCGGCTCGGGGCGGCGGAAGCCCTGCTCACGTAGGTCCATTGCCAAGGCTGCGGAGGTCTTTTTCTCCATCTCGTCTGCCCAATCCAGTAGGCCCCACACCAGTCCTTTCCCGCTCCCCCCGCCGTTCTGCATGAGGCGTAGATGGTCAGCGGCCTTTCGGATTCCTCGCACCTCGGCCAGCGCTTCTCGGGCTTCGTTCGAGTTAGTCATTGGAACTCACCTCTTTTCCCGTCTCGATAGAGCTTCCGAACCTTACGCCCCCGCTTCTTTCGGGAATGCTTGAGCTGTTGCTGGGCCTGAGCCTTGGCTTTGTGTGTCGGCCAGTACGCCATTAGTTTTCCCCCCGGATGCGGAAATCAAGCTGATCCTGGAGAGCCAAAGCAAACTCCAGTGATTCAGTGACATCGAACTTTGCCCGGTGGGGCCGAGGGTTCGACACCTCAGGGACAGGTAGCCCAGCCACTTCCAGCATGATCTTTACAGCACTGAGGTCGAAGAGTCGGTGATGGATCTTCACTCCCAGAGCATCGCTGTTGAACAGAGCACTCCACCCGGCTTCTGAGAGGAAGTCCCGGTCGAAGTGGACACTGAACCCTGCAAGGTGGATCGGACCTTCAACCCGACCAATATCCATCAAAAGCTGATCCAGAATGTCGTCCATAGGAGTGCCGTCCTCCTGTCGCATGGCATCGAACAGACCGCTGTCCTGATGCATCTGACGAACTACCTCATTCGACAGGAGAGAGGCGAACACATCGCCCCAGTCGTGAACGTGATCGACAATGAAGGATCGAGCCGGGCTGAGAACCCTCAGCTTCTCGTCCGTCACCTGCCATGCGATCTCCAGGATGTGATCCTCAGTGGGGTCGAGTCCGGTGGTTTCAACGTCAAGAAAGACAAAAGCGGTCATTCAGAGTCTCCAATCTCTGCGAACGGCGAATCCGGGAATGGATTCTCCGTAGGGTCTAGGGTAGCAGGCTGAGGCAGCATGGGCAACACTTTCTTCGCCTCATCTGGCGGGCTGAACGGATACGGGCCTCGGTCAAACCTCGGAAGATCCCACCATGCCTCAGCTACTTCGTACTCTTCTTCTGTAAAGGCAGTGTTCGGATCATGCAGGTAGTACGCCTCGACAGGAAGGAAAGGGAACTCAGCGGTCGGTCTGCCCTCTTCGTCATAGAACTCATCATTGAGTGCGTGCCACCGATGGTGGCACTCAACGCAGACCGAATGAAGGTTGACTCCGACACTGTTGTTGAGTGTGTTCTTATCGGGGCCGTGGTGCCTGTCGCCCTGATAGTGGTCTCCCTCGCCACCTTTCTTCTCGACCATGAGATGGCCGTTGCAGCCAAGGATCGGGGTAACACCGCCTCCAGCGTGCTTCAGTCCGGCCCAGCCGCACCTCTGTCCAGCGAGGATCGGTGCGAGCATCTTCGCCCGCTTCCTGCCTGTACTGGTGGGGTCTGTGACCTTGCCGGGATCGAGAGGGGGCCTACCGATCTGTCCGGGCTCTCCCTTGACGACCTGGACTGCCAGCCCTTCGAACTTCCCGGCACACGGGATAATCCATTCAGGATGCCCTGGCACTTCCTCGGGGTTCTCGCACTCCTCTAGAATGCCTGCGGCACAGGCGTTGCAGATCCCTGTGATGAACGGCACTAGAGCCCTACTCCTGTCGGTTCGATGATGCAGCTATCGCAGACGAACAGGTGTCTTCCTTCTCGGTCCTGTCCTGCTTGCCATAGCTCATCTACTACTCGACCACATGCCTCACAGATCATTCTAGATTTCTCCCTTTTTGATCGCATTGATAATGAGACTCTTCTGCTTCTCAGAAGACATAGCCTCTCCAAGTTTGTTGACCATTCGTTCTTTCATGTGGATCAAGTTCGCCATCCACACGTCAACACTCGCAGGCACTCGGTATACATGCACGTCCGTCTCCTGCGTTTGTCCCATACGGTGCGAACGCGCATATGACTGGTCACGTTTCCCGGCATTCCATTCTTCATCGAGAATGTGAGTCACTGTTGCAGCAGTGAGATTCAAGCCAGCGCCACCGGTTTTGTAGTGAACCAGAACAACGTCCCATTTGGCTTCCTCACCCTTTGCCGCATAGAAGTTGTTCTTTACAGCTTCCCGAAGTCGACCAGGAGTTGAGCCATCGAACCGCACAGCCCGAATACCTGCTGCATTGACCCGGCTCTCGAACTCTGCGAGAGCACTTTGGAACTGACTGAACACGATCTGTCGCCGTCCCTCCTTGTGGTACTCCTTGATGCGCTCTAGTGCGGCGTCCATCTTGCAGGACTCTTGGACCTCCTGCCCGACAGAGAACAGAATCTCTCCTGTGTTCGGGTCTTTAAAGGTGATGCCGCCAGGCCAGACGTTTGCCTGTCGCTTGCGGAGAATGATTGCAATGACATGCATGAGTGTCGCTGTCTCACCGCTCGACAACATCACCGCCGCGTGCTTGCTTACCTGCTCGACAGTCCTCGCCTGGAGCGGGTACTTCTTCGGGTCCATTTCGACACGCTCGATGTGGATACGCTGTTTCGGAAGATCAATCCCCACTTCCTTCAACGTCCGTGCCAGGTAGCGGCCCTTCAGCAGTGACTGAATGCGTTCTAGGCCCTTCGGAGTGAAAGTGTGTCGACGTGCCGAGTAGTCAGGCTTCGTGAACACACGCTTGAACCATGCTTCAGAGGGGAATGCTACGGGGTCGATCAAGTGGTAGATGCTGTAAAGGTCTACAGGGGTGTTGAGTACGGGCGTCCCTGTCAGCAACAGCATGTTCTTTACAGACCGTGTGCTGAGGAACTTCTCCTTGTCCGTAGAGGCTTCACGATCCCAGGTACGAACACCGCCCTCTTCGATTCTCCACCCGCATGAGCCGCACGGCCTGTTGAGTCCGTATACCAGGCTGTCGCAGTCGGGGCATGTGTTGTGAGCGAAAGCGAGCTTCTCGACATACTTGTAGTTCGCCGTCTTGGTGCTCTTCATGTTGTGCGCTTCATCGACAAGAAGTGTGTCGGCACGCCACTGAAGGATCTTCCCCAGCGCCTCCTCATCACGGCGGAACATCTCGTAGTTGAGGACGACAACCCCTTCCTTCTTGCGGAGGAGTTTGTTGATGCGCTCGTGTCGGGTCTGTCGGGTCAACCCGGCAAGGTTGACAATGGTGCGGTGAGGAGCAAGGTCCATGATTTCACCAGCGAACTGAGCGCAGATATTCGCCTCTGCCACAAGGATGACCCGCGTGGCCCCAATGAGATCCAGCCAAGCGATTGAAGTTCTCGTGTTGTGGGTCACGATAAAGTCCGAAGTGACATACAAGGCATCAGGAGAATCGACAGAGATGCAGACGACTTCTTCTCGTCCTTCTGGCTCGATGCTCTTGATTGAACGAAGAGGCGGGTATTTGAATGACGGGCGGTATTTGTCTGCTTTACGGCTCAGCGAGAATGGGATCATGCCCTCTGGCATGTTGAAGCTCAGTCGGTAAGCAAGTTGCCCGTTGATCTTATTGCCGTGGCGGTTGATGTACGTAGGGGTCTTAGTTGATGTTCTTACCGTCCCCCCTAGGCTTTGCACCAGGAACGTCATTCCTTCTGAAAGGCTGGGCGACACTGTGACGTACTCAACGCCTGCTGTGGTGGCGTGCCCATCTGTGTCCATTAGTCCTCGGATCATTTCTAGACGATCTTCGGCTGATGACAGGAGGTACTGCGCGGGAATAAACTTCGTCGCAGACTTCGTACCTGCAAGACCCAGGTCTTTGATGATCCCGGGAATTAGCCCACGCCTGCCGTGTGACACTAGCCCCCAGGCAGGGGTATGTCCATTTACCGCCCAGGCGTTCAAACTCACATCGTCAGGAAGAAGGGATTGCATCCTCTCGATGATCTCAGGGTCTTCTGAGGTGATAGATACGGAACTCTTCTGTGAGAGGTAGCCGTCACCGAGAATGGCCCCCAGTACGTACGGATGCAAAGGCAGATCCCCTGCCATGTCGAACTCGACAGGAGCTACCTGGGGGATTCGATACGTGGCTGTCTTGATAAGCTCTAGGAGGTCTGTGGTGGCGATGGCCTGAGCGTGATAGCCCCCTTGCGACTGCCTCTTGGTCTGAACTTCCCATAGGTGATCGCCGTCGACAACCACAGAGGCTCCATCGTTGAACGTCACGCGGTAGGTGTCGAGAACACCCCGAGGGTAGACGCCTGTGACACGATGTGCTTTCCCGTCAGATCCGATAACTCGGTCTCCCTCAGAGATCGCTCCGTAAGTTGTCCAGCCAGTAGGTGTGAGGACCTTCTCCCACAAGGGAGACCCCTTACCGGCTCCAGGTTCGTCTCCAAGAAACCAACGACGAGCCACTGCACCATAACAGGCACCTCCCCATTGATGAGCAAAGATCCCATCGAACCAGGCGTGACCTTGTGCCAGACCTCGGAAGTGCTCTTCGTAAGCAGCACGACGATCCTGCACTGAGCGTTCTCGACTTGCTGCATCAGCAGCGAGGTCGTGGCGCTCTTTCGTGATTGCATCGCTCACGCTTCGATCATCGCCTCGTGATGGCAGGGGCAGAGAGGGGCACCCCAGTTGTCGATCTTCGTCTGAGTCATGCGGAGGAAGTATGTCGGGTCCTGATTACATGCCATTTTGAGCATGTATACTCCCTGCTTCTTCCGCACGTCTGAGGACATCTTCCATCTGTGAGCGAAACGAGCAAGGCCGTAGGTTCGCACTTCGGTCGTCCCCACGACACGAGCGGTAACCTCCAGAGGATTGACGCTTTCGATTCGGACAGCGGTGTTGCGTCGCTTGTCCTTGTCCCGCCATACCTGCCCTGCTGCTACTTCAGTCATTTGGATCTCCTGTCGATTCGTGTCTTTACAGCCTACTCTGGCTAGGGTAGAAGGTCAAGCAGGCAGCCCAATCTGCTCCCGCCAGTCCGGCCCATCTTCTAGAGCGCGGAGGACAGCGAGTACCCCAAGTATCGACGCTGCCTCCGCCTCTAGAATCTTGATCGACTTCCCCAGTGAGGAGACGCGAAGATCAAGTTTCATAATCTCCTTGCCCAGCTTCTCCGACCCTGCCTGCCAACGTGGGCCGACTTCCAGCATGGGAATCCGTAGAGGTTCGACAAGGGAAAGGGATTCTTCCCCATCAACCGACAGGAGAGAGAATCGAACAGGTCGTGTGGCCGTCCTCTTGAGCTGCCCACGCTCTTCTATTCGATCTAGCGCTCGCTTCACTGTCGGGTAGGTGTAGCCCGTCTCATCAATGAGCTGTCGTGTCGTCTTTGGGGCTTTGAGCAGTGCCTGTTCGACAATCTCCTGAGACAGTGACCATTTCACTCGTACACTCCGATCAGGTCGTCTACCTTCCCGACTCGCGTGAGAAGATCCTTTGCTGCCTCGACCAGTGAGGTTTCGTCTGCAATGGTGTCGATGCTCCCTAGCAGACGGGTGAAGCTCAGCGGTGCATGCTTGTGGTTCGCGTCGATGGTCCTCTGTCGAAGTTCAAGACGGACGGGTTTGGTCTGCTTCCTTGGCTGATGGGTGATGCTCCACAGTCTCCCCTTGCCGGGGCTGACTGTCTTGGCGAGATTGAATGTCATTTGGTTGTCTCCTTGATGTATTCCTGTGTCAGTATGAATCTCTTTGTGCCTGGTTCCCAACGATTCAGTCGAGCACCATCTGACTGCCTCACGAGAATGCTCCATCCGTCATAGATTTCCCTGATTTCGATGAGATATGCCACGTCATTTTCTGCGTAGGCTTTTTCGATTAGGTCAAGGTCACTCATCGGATTCCTCCACGTCTGCGTCGATCACGCGAGCAGCCATCTCGCCCTCAAAGACGCGAACGGCCGCATCGTGCACGCGACGTTCATCGGCTGTCCAGTGCTGCGCCACCTGATCCGTGAGGCCGTCGAAACTCACCGCGTCGTCGGTCGGCTTCTGCGCGTCCACTAGGGCCAGCAGGACGCGACGGGCACGCACCGCGGCGTGGTGAAGCAGATACTCCCGCTCCAATGGTGTGCCAAGGCTTGCCAGCGCTTCGTCCGTCTGCACCAGCGCTTCTTGGGCTTCGTTCGGGTCAACCATGCTCACTCCTCTCACACGGTGCGGGCGGGTCATCGGTCATGCAGACAGTGATAGGGCTTTGCGTTTGTTCGAAGAGAGTTCCAGGGTCCGGGTCCGCCTCGTGTGCCATATAGGCCAGAGCCAGGCCAATACCGATCAGCAGGCCCAGGCCGAGAGCGACAGCCCACAACCTCCACTCGAACCGTTGTTTGTCTGTGTTCTTCATGATTCCGCCTTGTCGTTTGCGTATGCGAACCCTGCGATTGCAAGGGCTGAGAGAAACAGTCTCCCGTCAATGTTCGAATCGAACAGGTATGTCACCAAGAGGGTGAAGAACACAAGGGCGCAAATCAGTTCTACTGCGTACCAGAGTCTCACGAGTGCATCCAGGTGAGGTCGAGACGTTCTATCGTCAGAGTCTTGATGTGATCCCAGACAAACGGGCTATCCAGATCAGGCCATTCGCCCGTCATGTCTCGCTCATTCTCGCACTCAGCTTGGATCGCGTTGTCGATGACCACGACAGAGGGGACCTCGGACATGAGCTTGTCATGCAGCTCGTCAGCCTGGTGCGGGTGCAGCAGGGTGGTCATCGGGGCACCCCCGCCAGGATCGGGTCAGGGCAGCGGTATTCGTAGACCGGCTCATCCACGGTGATCTTCGGGATGGACAGCAGCGCGTCGCTGTCATACTTCTCGACGCTCTTGGTGCCGACCTGGACTCGCTCGCATACGCCGGTACCGACGTCTATGCTCCACTCGACCCCGGCGTGCGCCGTGCCGTGCAGCTTGATCTCGGGGATACCGCCGTATCCCGGCTCCCGCGTGATGCGCGTGTCGGGGAAGGCGTCCAGGAAGTCGTTAGCGAACTGCTCGCGAATGACCGGCGTGTAGGCGTCCCGAACGAGAAGCGTCACGCCTGTGACGCCGTGACCATAGCCGGAAGCAGGGTGGGCCTGGTAGAACGCGACTCGGTGCCCGACGGATTCGATGCGCTTGGCGATCTGATCGGCCACCAGGTAGGCGGCGTAGTGCTCTGCGTTGGTCATGCTTGCTCCTTGTCTGCGAGGTTGGCGAGGCGAGTGAGGATGGCGCGGGCGTGGGTGATGTGGCTCGGCGTCGCGTCGATGCCGAACGCAACGCGAGGGAGTCTCGGATCGCCCCCCATCGGCTCCATCTGAGTCAGGAAGTAGCCAACGGCGTGAGCGAAAGCCTCGGCCTCGCTATAGCGGACAAAGCATCCCGCGCCCCATGAGTAGCGGTCTCGCCCCGCACCTCCGTCAATTTCTTCACGGAACGCCACCAGGATCGGATTCGGCTCGTTGAGCGGTTCAGGTGGGAGCAAGTCATCCTCCCAGTTTTGGAGCTGGTGCGCCTGGTATTCGGGGTCAAGGTCATCCCATTCCGGCATGGGCTCGGGGCGGCTCGCGTCGTTCATCGCGTAATGCGTTTCGTGGGCCGTGGAGTTCCACGCCCGCTTGCATTCCGCGTGCAGCAGGTCGCGGGGCGTCTTACTGGCGAACATCATGCGCTTACCATCCATTGATCTCAGCCCACTCCCGGATGACCTGCTCTTGCTCTGTGTCGGTCAAGTCATCGAAGTAGGGAACAGCCTCGGGGCGATCTTCCCCTGTGCTGTAGTTCATCCGATCCGCTGCAATGTCGTGTGCGCGGATAGCTTCAAGTCGAAGCATGGTTTCGTTGACGTAAGTCACAATGTGTACGCCTCTCGGTTCTTATCGCCACAGTTGTCGCATGATCCGCCCGTTACGGCGTGCAGGCCATCCGGGGAGTCTGGACAGGCGAAATCGAGGCCGGCGGTGTAGTTGTTCCAGGCGTCCACGAACTCGCTCACGTCGCCGCTGTAGCTGTCGAATTGGTCCCAGGCGTTGAGGAGTTCATCGACCGTGGCTAGACGGTATGGACGCAGGCCGGGGATCGGGCGATCGGAGCGGATCGCCTCGCGGAGCTGCGCACGGTCGGACTCAACGGCAGCGGCCAGCATCGCGAGAATGTCACCGCTGGTGATCCGGTCGTAGAAGAGGGCGTGATCGAGTCGGCCCATAGGGTTGTCCGGTCCTCCGAGCCATCCGGCTACGGACTCCGGGTAGTGATTCCTGACCGCCTGTGCGGCGATCTGCTCGGGGGTCAGCATTTAGCTCTGTCCTTTCTCTCGGTCTGGCATGAGAGCGTTAATCAGCTCTTCAGCCGCTGCCTTGGCTTCCGGTGTGAAGTGGTAGGAGTTGCGGCGCAGGGTTGCCGCCTCGCTGGCGATCCAGTCGAGTACATCAGACTTGTCTACCGGCTTGCGTTTGTCGGCGGGGCTCGGTGGGTATCCGACAAGGATTGCGCTGCCGAAACCTGCAACCGCTAGCGTTGCGTCTGCTTGGACGGTGAAGCCCTCGGGAAGCTCTGCTCGCAAGGCCTCAGCGAAGCGTTCGTGGTACGGGATCATCAGCTCTGTCCTTTCGTGAGGCTCTGGTTGTGCTCCCGAACGAAACGTTCGAAGGCAAGGTCTGCGAGTCGGTCCTGAGCGGTGCGGATGCGATTGTCCATGCGGCGTGACTGGGCGCTCTGTCGAGCGACAGAGGAGCGTGTGGCGTCACTCATGCGCCCATCTCCCACAGCTCTTCAAGTGCCCCATCGAGCCCGCTGATGAACTCTGCGGGAAGTGACCGATATTCGGTGTCGCTCCACCATGCAACCTCCAGGTTGCTGGTCTGTGTGTTGACCCAGGCGTTAGGCCCACCGAATGTGATCAGCACACGACCAGCGCGGTACGTGCGGTCACTGTCCACGATGTACTGAATGTCCAGCACGTCCGAGAGGTAATCCATTGCGCTGCCCTCGTCGCCCGGCTCACGGTCCAGGATCGGCTCATCCTCTGTCGAAACGCCGAACGGGGTTCCATTCGACACGTTCTCTCGGATCTGCTCGACAAGGCTGTCGGCGTACTCTGCGGCTAGTTCGGTGCTCATGGTGCGTCTCTCTCTGTCGGTGTTGCTGGTAGGTGTGGGATCGAGTCTAGGGTACTTGCTCTTTGGAAAGTCCATAGAAAGTTTGGGGTAGTTAGGGTGACTAGGGTGGCTCAAAAGAAAGTTTTGGCACAAAAGCCCAGGTCAGAGGGAAGTGTTTGAAAGTTTAACTTGCGGGGGGTATTAAATCCCTACTATGCTGGCGACCAGCAGCATAGATAGGGATTGAGATGATGAGAGGAAGGCTCCCGCGACAGGGAGTCTTTTTTTATGCTCTCGTGTAGGTCGCAGTGGGATCAGATCAGGCTGGCGGACTGACCCGCTAGCGCGGGTCCGCCGCCTGAGAGTAGAGGGTTTCCTGGAAGGCGAGGATTGCTGCGTCTCTAAGGATGTCAGCTTCCTCTTTCCGCCAGGGTTCTCCTGTGTGTGCTGCCATTGCTTGTGCGTGGAGGTAGTCACGATGAATCGAACGCCAAGACATTATGCTCCTGTCAGTAGGTCGTGCAATGTGCGTGCAGTGAGTGTGCTGCCGGCGAAACGTTCGATCCGAAAGTAGCCAAGGTGTTGGCTGGCAGTCCATGCTGCTACGTAGTTACCCTCCTCGGTCAGTTGTCCGTAGACGTTGATCGAGTTCCCGGATTTGCTTGTCAGTTGCGTGCGGACTTTTTTGCCTGCATTCATCGCTCTTCCCCTTTTCTTTCGCTGTCACGTTCGCCGCGCTCTCTCATTCTTCCTAGGGTATATAGGGTGGCCGAGAGATAGGGCGGACTAGGGTACTGAGGCTGTACGTACCTCTTAGGGGTATGTCAAACCTAGCGGTGGGCGCTCATGCGTCCGCGCCTTCCGTAAGTTCGGCGTACTGCTCATACACGGATGGGTGCGAGCATTCCCCGTCGGGGTACTCATCGGCGTACCATTCGGCGTAACCGAATGCGTCGCGGATTCCATGCGCGTAAGCCCAATTGAATGCGTGCTGCCAGAGAGTCATGCGTGCTACCTCCTACGGTGCTTTCATTCGTCGTGTGGTTGGTGCTGTAAAGAATCTGTCAGGGATGGGAGAGCGGTGTGCTAGATCCATTTGATTCCTCCACCCTGGAGAGCGAGCCCGGCCGTAGCCGGACCCGCCCTATGGGTCAGTATGCCGAGATCCCCACGGCCCTCGACGTGTTAGTGATGAGGATGTCTGAGCGACGGTCGTGGTACATCTGCTCCGTGTTGCCCATGATCCGGTAGGTAGCGGACAGTACCTCATCCTTGTGCGTCCAACCAGGCAGGGCAGCGAGTGTGCGGTAGATAGCGCGGTGGTTCTTGCGAACGATGGTTGAGGTCATGTCTGTCTCCCGTTGAGGTTGAACTTGGATTCATCAAAGCATCTTGTAAGGAAGGAGGAGCATTCATCTATTTGACTGCTACCACACTGACAAATGCAGTTTCCTTGACTACCCTAACCCACAGCCCCAATCCTCACATACCCTAGACTCAGACAGGGAGCTATGCTACCCTAGAGACACACCAGATCGGTGACTGATAAGAAGGAGATTCGAATGGGACGTAGAGACCATCCGTCAGCAGACTTCCGATGGCCTGCCATAGCCATTCGGCTGAACATGCGCGGAGGAACACACCTGGGCTATTACGAGTCCAAGGAAGAGGCAGCAGAGGCAGTCGAACACTTCCTGACTGCTGAGCCCGTTGGATTTGAAGAACTGATGAAAGAAGGAGATCGACATGACTAACCACTCTGACCTTGTTGTAGAGCTTCGAGAGACTTTGAAGTGGGCCACAGGAAGAGACCAGAGGACAATACTGAATGCGATTGACGTTCTGGAGGGGCTGACTGAGCAGTCGACTGACGGTAGCAATGAGCCTGTGTCGGAGGATGTGGATGAGGTCCGCACCAACATTCGGATGCAGGCCATTCAGTACGCACAGCGGGGGTTCCTCGATACCCTCGACGGCCCGAATGATCTGATTGATGTTGCTTCCCAGATTGAGCAGTACATCCTGACCGGGACGGTGCCGGGCACCAAGAGTTGAGGTGAGAGGCGTGGACAGCCACGTAAGAACAAGGGCGAGCGCGCTGGGCTGGTTGGGCGCGGCTTCCGCTAAATCTCCCTTGTCGCCTCTCCCTGACTTGTTGCTACCCTAGAAAGAGATTTCCATGAGCTGGAAAATGCCGTCCGTCGATGAGCAAAGAGAAATGCTGGACAAGGAGAAGATCGCTCCTGGGAGGATTGTTCGGTATCGAACAGGAAAGATCAGTTGGAAGGTCGTAAGCGTGTATGTGCTGAGTTCGGGGTCTGGGTCGCTATACGTACTCCTCAACTCAATGGAGACCGGCACCACACGTACTGCACGTCCCTGGGAAGTGGTAGCTGAGGCACCCTAATCCCCGTTGACCTGACCCGGAATACCCTGTAGCCTGGTGTCTACCCTAAACAAGGAGGATCGAATGACTGCTGCACCCAATGGCCAGAAGAAGGCTGCGGAAGAGAACAAGCCTGCGCCGGATGAAGAGCCGACCGTACAGGTGACCCACCCGGCAGAAGAGGGTGAGCCCTCTGACCCTGCTGGTGCGGTGACGGAGAAGAAGCCTGCACCGAAGACGGCGAAGAAGAAGGACGACCCGCTTCTGGATGTGGACGCGAGCAAGCTGCCTCTGTCGGTCTCTGTCGATGAGGTGCTTCTGTCGGTGGAGGAGTACAGCGGACGTGCTGTGCTGTCGTTCTCACTTCAGGGTTGGGTCGGGGATGCGCCGTTCAAGGTGCTGGCCTCCGACGTGACGAAGATCGAGGGTGCGATTGCGCAGCTTCGCAAGGAGCTTTCGTGATCGGTTGCACAATCGGTTAGGGTGGTGTTACCCTAAAGGGACTTCCTCATTCGGGGGAGTCCCTTTTCCGTTGATTGGAGATCACAGTGATTCAGAAGTTGACACGGGATGAAAAAGTGAAGGCAATCCTTTCTGTTCTGCATGATCCCATTCCTGACGTTCCTCCGATACGAGAGGTCTGCGGAGGGACACAGTTCTGCTCTTGTCACAAGGTGTTCCCTGTCGCGGGAGGGACGTTGATGTCCCAGTACAAGAGAGGGAGTCGCACTCCCGAAGCTCGGGCAGCAAATGCGGCGTACATGCGGCAATACCGAAAGAGGAAGTGATATGCAAGAGAAATCCGCAAACGGCCTGAAGGGTGCACTGTTCACGCCGCAGACTTTCCGTGAGGTTCGGCTGTGGGTGCAGGACCGTGCTGTTCAGGGAGAGATCGTGGCCACGGAATCCCGTCTCTACCTCCCTGTCGGGAATGCGCGCATGGTTGTCGTAGAAGAAGGAGATACCGTGTGGTTCGACCCGGAAGACTCAGGACCCAATCCGTTCAGCATTGAACGAGCATAAGGAACATGATGCGCAATCCCGTTGATTTTGCTATCGCCCGTACCGGGCTGAACCGAACCGAATTTGCTGTAAAGCATGGGTTCGGTAAGAACGTCCTGGGAAGGCTGGTGCAGGGACGGCTCCAATCCGTCACACCTCGAATCCAAGCGGCACTGTGGTCTGAATGGCGAGACCGGGGAATCGACGTTGACGAGTTTGATGCGGAGTACCAGACCACAGACATTGATGTCGCCTACCAGCGGTGGGTGTCGAATCGTCGGATCACGAACCGGGTCAAACTGCCCGCGAAGGTGAAAGACGATCCGAGCATCACCCCGTTCGCCCGTGTGGTGCGTGCCATCGGTTCTGTGTCGAAGACGGCGCAGACGTTGGCTGTCGCGGATGTGGTTGTGCAGCGCTACGCCGATGGGCGACAGCGCACCATGCCGGAAGCCATCCGAGAGGCCCTGACAGAGATGGGCTATCAGCACGTAGAGCAGTTGAACACGTCTCAGCTTCGGTGGCATGAGAAGAGAGGAACAAGCTGATGCCAGATATCTATGTGATCGCTGACCCGATCTCCAATGCGCTGTTCGTCTACTTTGCAGGATTTGCCGTAGTGGCCGCTGTCGGCTGGGTCATCTCGAAACTGGCGGGACGGTCGAAGTGAGTAGGGCTTTCGAGGTTGAAGGCGAAGAGGTTCTCATCGCCACAGACGGGCGAGTGGAGAGGTCCCCTGTCCCTGCCGGGATCAAGCCCGCAACGTTCCGCCACGTTCTCGCAGCCGCTGACGTTCTTTACAGACGGAATGGGATCTTCCCGACAGTCTCCGAGATCCTGAAGGAATGGGACGGCTTCAGTCGGGATGAAGTGTCGAAGGCGTTTGTCAGCCCGGAGATGAAGAAGGCTCTCGCCATCCGGGGAATCGAGATGAATCCGAAGGCCGGTCTGTCGGCTGAGCAGGCGACCGCTCTTCTCGTCCTTCAGAACCCTTCCGATGGGCGGTCCACGTCCGCCAAGCTGGCCAGCATCGGAGTGTCGATGCCGAAGTACCGGGCCTGGATGCGGAACAAGCTGTTCTCTCAGCTCATGCGCGAGCAGGCAGAGAACAACCTCGGTGACTCTGTGCAAATGGCCATCAACAAGCTCATCTCCAATGCGGAATCAGGCGATGCACGAGCCATTGAGAAGATCCTGGAAATGTCAGGTAGGTGGAATCCGCAACAGCAGGATGTGCAGAATGCCCGTCAGGTCGTACTGATCTTCATGGAAGCAGTCCAGAAGTATGTTGAGAAAGACGCTTTGAAACTGATAATGGATGAGGTTACTATGAAGACTCAAGCCGTGGCGATTACGTCTGGTCTAAAGGAGGTCGCTCAAGATGGCTGAAACTACGTCCTTCCTCGGACTGTACAAGCCAGGCGGCGGTTCCACGGGCACTAACACACCTGATGAGACTGTCGACATCGACAAGATCAACAACAACATGGACCTTATTGATGATTGGGCGCAGAGTTTTTTGATGCAGCCGGTCACCGCATGGACGCCCTCTCTGTCTGGTTTCTCGCTCGGTAACGGGACTCTGGACGCAAGGTACCGCCGGTCGAACGGTCTGGTGCTGTTCATCATCGAGCTGACGTGGGGTTCTACGTCGTCCGCGTCGGGGAGCATCGGTTTCTCAGTGCCGGTGACGCTGGCGAGTTCCGCCACGATGCATGTCGGGACGGGGGTGTGGGCGCGTCAGTCGGGAACTCAGTACCCGGTGCAGGCGCGTATCACGGGCGGGTCTACGATCACGGCGTCCCTGTTCAACTCGTCCGCGCCGATCGTGTCCGTGGGGAACCTGTCGAACGCGTACCCTGCGGCGCCGACTGCGGGTGACCGCTTGTACCTCCAGGGCTCCGTCGAGGCGGGCTGATGACTCTTCCACTGCCGTTCCCCGCGGCGTCGATCGTTCTCGACTATGGCGAGACCCGTCCACCGTACTCGCCGGGCAGCCCACACAATGGGCTCGATTTCTCGTCCCGGTCGCGGGGTGTCGTCGCGGGTGCGATCATCCGCGCGTCCGGGCGTGGGCGTGTGCTCCGTTCCGGGTGGGAGCCGGGGTCGGACTGGCCGACGTTCGACCGCCCGAACCGGAACGCGGGCGACTCGATCGACGTGCTCTACGACAACGGTGTGATGGTCCGGTACATGCACCGCCCCCACGACGACGGCCCCAAGGTAGGCGACCGAACACAGCCCGGCACTGTTCTGGGTCGGATCGGCGCCACCGGGCTCGTCACGGGACCGCATCTGCACATGGAGACGTGGAACCCGAGGACGCGGCAAAGGGTTTCGCCGTGGGGCTACTTCAACCGCAGCACCGTTACCGCAGCGGCCACCGATTCCACACCGTTCGAGGAGGACGAAATGAACAGTGAACAGGACAAGATGCTGCGAGCGCTCTATCAGGAGCTTCTCCCCGGCGAGGAGAACGAGAAGACGCCCGGAGTGATCGCTGGGTACATCGCAGAGACACTGCGTAACTCGCGTGACATCAAGGGAACATCCCAGGTCGCGCAGGACACGACGGCCACGATTCTCGCCGAACTACGGGAACTGCTCCCCGGCAAGGCTGGGGTGCGGGGGCAGGGTGCGACGAACGCGCACCTCGTTGAGACGCTCAAGGGTGTCCGTGCCCTCCTCGCCCGTGATGGTGTCGACAGCGCCAAGGTCGCGGCGGAACTCGCCCCGCACCTCGCCGGACTCGTCACCGATCAAGTGGGGGCGCTCAGCGACGACGACGTGGCTCGACTTGCGGCGGCAGTAGCGGACGAACAAGCCCGACGCCTCGCAGGGTAGGCTACCCCTGGTGTCTAGGGTATTGTTCGCGCTTGCCGAGTAGAAGACTCGACATATCGAGTTCGACCAACAAAGGAGAAATCATGTCCATCACTACCAACTCGGTCGGTGAGCCCACCAACAAGGTCCAGCCCAAGGTTGTCGCCAGCACCATCGGTGCAGGTGTCGGCGGTGCGATCACTACGCTCGGTGTTTACATCTTCGAGAGCCTGTCCAGCGTCGACCTTCCTACTGCTGTCGAGGGCTCGATCCTGACTCTTGTCGCAGCCGGACTTGCGCTTGCAGCGGGCTATATCAAGCGGCCCAGTGGAGTGAGTTGACCGATGGCTGACGATGAAGGCGTAGACCTGACGAAAAAGGATCGACCTCCCACAGCCGATGAAGTAACCACTCTCCACCAGAACGCTGACACTGACTCGCGGGCGGAAGCCATTCACCACACACTGGGCGTGGGCGACAACCAAGCAGCCAAAGGCTCCCACAATCACAGAGGCGGGGATTCTGTTCAGCTTCTTTCTGGCGTCACTCTGACAGGCGCTCGCGGAGGTAACATCGCTCTCCTGTCGGTCATTCAAGCGTTGGTGGCTTTGGGAGCGACAGACTCGACAAGTGCATAGCAAGGTTTCCGTGGTATCCTATAGTTATGAATTACGATGATCGGGATTACCTGAGGCTGTACGACGAAGTAGAACAGGTCGATTCTGGCTGCATCCATTATGGGAAGTCAGTGAACTCAAGTGGATACGGGAGTTTCAGTGTTGTAGTTGACGGAAAACAGAAGACAACTGGAGCACACCGGGCAGCATATATTTTTGCGTACGGTTCAATATCTGACGACCAGGTGGTCGATCATCTTTGCCATGACGCAACTATCTGCGCAGGAGGGCCGAGGGATTCACATCGAAAGTGCGTAAACCCCCTGCACCTTCAGGCTACTACCCGTGTAGGCAACGTCAAGAGAGACAGGCTGAGCACCCTGTGGCACGCCTACCCGATGATAGGGGACGGGCATGTTGAAAACGTCGAGGGGGAGTATGTTTACCCTGACGGGCACGCTCAGTGCAATGTATGTAGGAAATTGTGGTTCCACTACTGGAAAACGACATTAAAGTACGCAAACAGTAGAAGGACTACTAACGAAAAAACCAGAGTAGCCAGAGAGCAAAAACGTCGTCTACGCGGAGCAAGACAGAAAGGAGTCGAACAAACTCACTGCACAAAAGGGCACGAATTTACCCCTGAGAACACGACCTACGGAAAGGTCAACGCTACGACAGGCATTCGCAGAAAGCTGTGCCGTCAATGTCGTAATGAAAAGTGGAGATCACAGCACCCGTCCCCGCCCGCTAAAGACATGTGCAAGGAGGGGCACCCGCTAGAGTACTCTGAGTCGCTCAAGCGGAGGGTGTGCAAGAACTGTCGGCTGGAAGCCACTAGACGGTATCGGTCTCGATAGAGCATAGGGAACCACATGGCCAGGAAAGCTGTAAAGGAACTAACAGATTTCGAAGGGCTCATGGGCCTTGCGATCTCTCAGCTTGACGCGGCCATCACCCGCCCCAACATTCTCAGCTACAAGCCCTACCCGGCTCAGCTTGACTTTCATCAGTGCGACAAAACAGGCCGGTATCTGTCGGCGGGCAATCGAGCAGGAAAGACGACTGCCGCTGTCATCGAAGCTATCTGGTGGGGAACCAATACACACCCCTACCTGAAGCGTCCGAAGAATTGGGGCCAAGGCCCCCTCCGTATGCGTTTCGTGTGCGTGGACGTGGAAAAGGGCGTGAAGGAAATCGTCCTCCCCGAGCTTCGACGGTGGGTGCCGACCTCTCAGCTTGTGAACGGATCATTCGAGGATTCATGGGACAACACCCGCCTCGTGTTCACTTTCAACAACGGCTCCACCATTCAGTTCCTCACGCACGGAATGGAACTGGACAAGCATGGTGGTGTCGCGCTCCACCTTCTCTTCTTTGACGAGATCCCCCCGCAAGCAGTGTTCAATGAGAACCTCATGCGACTCATCGACTATGAGGGCCGATGGATTCTCTCGGCTACTTCTGTCGACGGAATGGGCTGGACCTATGAGCTTCTCTGGGAGCCGGTCGTAGAAGAGAAGGTCGACCACATTGGCATCTTCCAGCTCAGCCAGAAAGACAATCCCTACCTGCACACGGAAATGCAGGGGCGAGGCAAGTTCTACATTGGCATGGATGCTAACGAGCGAAAGATCCGCGAGGACGGTGACTTCGTTCCTCGGTCAGGTCGAGTGTTTCCGAACTGGACGATCCACACGCACGTCCTCTCCGAGCACTGGACGCCGCCTCGTGAATGGCGCTGGTACACCTCTGTCGACTTCGGATACAACAACCCGACTGCCTGGCTCTGGCACGCTGTTGCCCCGGACGGCAGGATTTACACTTTCGCTGAGCAGTACAAGAGCGAATTGAATGTCCAACAGCACTCCGAACTGGTGATCGCACGGGAAGCGTTCTGGAAGGTCGACTCATCCAGCATCATCCGTGTCGGTGACCCGAACAACGGCAGTGCTCGCTATGGCACAACAGGGACAAGCTACATCTCTGAGTACGCGAACCGGGGCATCTACATTGGAATCGACAACATCCCCCGTGACGTGATGATCGGCGTCGAGAAGATGCAGCAGTACGTTCGGCTGGAGAAGCAGAACGGATGGGGAGCGAACAAGCCCCGCTGGATGGTGTCCCCGAACTGCGTCAACCTCATCAGCGAAATGAAGAAGCTCCGATGGGCTTCATATGAGAGCAGCAAGAAAGCGTTCGACACGAACAAGCAGGAAGTCATCCACAAGAAAGATGACCACGCTTTCGACTCCGCCCGCTATCTGTTCACGCTCATGCCTGAACTCCAGCCCTCTGTCGAAGAGATCATGGAGAAGAAGGCTGAAGAGGGTATTCAGATGAACTACGAGCAGACGATGGCTATGCTCAGGGCAGACGATAGGGTAGAGTTCGTAACTGACCGACAGGACTGGGATAACGAGTATCTGTCTGAATTCGATGAGGTGATGTGAATGGCTCGTGGAGATTTCCAGCTTGTTACGGCCCCGGACAAAGCGCCTGCGGTTGACTATGTGACTCGATCTGGCCAAGGCCCTTTTGTTGATACGGGAGTGGACATTGGATTCCGCCCTGAGCTTCGAGGTCGAACCGAACGCCTCTACCTCTCTGTCGACACGATCCGGTATCTGGCTCAGGTGGCGGGACTCACAGAGCAGGCGGCTACCCCGGAACGGGAAGAGCAGCTCATCGCCAAGGGAAAGCTCGAAGGACTGAAGGAGGGTCTCGGTGGAGACATTGATGTGGTTGCTAGCACTCTTCGTCGTTGGCTCGACAGCCTTGATGGCGTATCTGGCGATTAGAGTCCTGAAGGTCTCGAAAGAAGTCGTAGAGTCTGTTTCTCCCGTCCTTCTTCGGCAGCTTGAACTGGTGGACAAAGCCACCACTCTTGCGGCCTCCAAGGATGTTGCGGCCTACCAGGGAATCCAGGTAATGGGCCGGGAGCCTTCTGTCGGGTACGATGAGAATTACGACCCCTCTGACGAGGCTGAAGCCCGTCGAGAAGCCGAAAGACATGGATGGGACCCGGAGGAACTAAGTGGCGAAGAACGCGATGCCCTCGGTGCCCTCTTCTGACGAGCCCGAGGCAGTTGACAAAGAACATCTCCCTGGCCCGGCCCCTGTGGTCCCTGACCCTCGAATTGACGTTGTTGCTTTTCGAGAGACCAAGGAAGGCCAGGATCTTGTCTCCTGGGGTGACGGTGAGTTCACTCGCTGTAAGACAGCCAAACTGCCGAAGCAGCGTCAGTGGTACACGAATCTTGCGATGGTGTTCGGTCAGCAGTGGCTGACGGTCGCTACCGGGGCGGGAAGTGCAGCAGGGAAGCTCCAGGTCGCCCAGGCCCCTAAGCATGTTCGTAGGAAGACGATCAACAGGCTTCGGTCCTTCGTTCGGACAGAGACCAGCAAGTTCCTGAGCACGCTCCCCAATGTCGTGTCTGTTCCTTCGACAGCGGAGGACGAAGACGTTCGTGCCGCGTATGCCGCCGAGCAGGTATGGATGAGCTACTCGGAGGTCAAGAAGTTCCGCCGACAGTACAGTGCTGGTGTGTGGTGGGCTGTCCTCACGGGTACGGGATTTGTAAAGACGTGCTGGAACCCTGAAGTTGAAGTCAAGATGCCGGAAGGTGTCGACTACGGGGATATCGAGTACCTGAAGGTCACTCCGTTCCATATCTTCGTTCCTGAGCTTCGTGAGCGGGAGATAGACGACCAGCCCTACGTCATTGAGGCTCGCGTTCGTACAGTCGAATGGGTGAAGTCGTTCTACGGTGACAAGCTCAACGGAATGGATCTGTCCCCTTCGACCAACGCCGCGAACACCATTCTGGATGAGGCGTACCTGAACCTCCAGAACAGCGAAAACAACCTCGATTCTGTCGTGGTCAAGGAGTTCTGGGTCAAGCCAGGGACGACAAAGCACCTCCCCAAGGGCGGCTTCTTCGTCATGGTCGAAGATATCCTTGTCGACTACTACGAGGGCCTGCCGTACACGCACGGCGAGTACCCGTACACCAAGATGGAGCACCTGTTCAACGACACCTTCTGGGCCGACAGTCCTCTCGTTGACCTGATTCCGCTCCAGAAGGAGTACAACGAGATCCGCACGGACATCAACGTCGCCGGTCGACGGATGGCCATGCCTCAGCTTCTGGCGGCACAGAACTCGATTGTTCCGGGAAAGATGACGAACGAACCCGGTTCGGTGATTCTTTACAGACCCGGACTTCCTCAGCCTACCCCGATGCCCCTGTCCCAGCTCCCGTCCTACTTCACGGATCAGCAGGACCGAATCATCATGGACTTTGAGGATCTGTCGGGACAGCATGAGGTGTCGCGTGGTCAGGCACCTTCGGGGGTCACTGCTGGTACTGCCCTGGCGTACCTGGGTGAGCGAGACGATAACTTCCTGACCCCTCAGTACCAGGGAATTGAGGACGCGGTAGAGCGCATCGCCCGCCAGACTCTTCTCCTCTTCCAGCAGTACGTCGACATGAAGCGGAAGATCAAGGTCGTCGGACTGGACGGAGCTTTCGACACCATGCTCCTGTCGGGCTCTGACATCCAGAACGGCACGGACATTCGTGTCGAGCCGGGGACCGCAGTGGGACAGTCCCAGGCCGCGAAACAAGCCCAAGTGATGGATCTTGTCGGACTGGGGATCATCGGACCCGATCAGGCCCTGAAGATGCTGGAAATTGGTGGGCCGCAGAAGATCCTCGATATCGTGAACGCCGCAGAACGCAAGGCGCAGCGAGAGAACATGAAGATGAAGTCTTTCCGGGAGCACCCGGAGATCATCGAACAGCACAATTCCGATGTGCTCCAGCAGGCAGTGCAACAGCTTCCCCCTGGGATGTCGCCCGAGCAGATTCTGCCTATTCTTCAGCAGTTCCAGCAGAATCTCCCCCCTGTCGTGGACGTGGATGATTTCGATGTCCATGAAGTGCATATCGAAACGCACAACCGATTCCGCATGAGCCAGGAATACGAAACGCTCCCGGATGAAGTGAAAGAGCAGTTCGAGAAGCATGTTGCGTACCATCAGCAAATGGGTGCCGTTGCCATGCAGAATTCGCTCATGTCACAGATGCCGCCCGAAATCGCAGCCGAAGGACAAGAAGAGCAGGGCATTCAGCCTCCCTCTGGTACTATGGCTCCGACAGAGGACCCCGGCGCACCCCCGGCCTAATCAAGGAGTTTGACATGGCGAATCACGATGTTCTGAACGATGTGGCACCTGTCAACGTGCTCAAGCGTCCTTCGAAGCCGACAGTAGGTGATCTTCGCACCGCTCTCGCAGAAGTGAATTCCGGCGACAGCTACACGACTTCTCGACTCAATTCGATGACCAAGAATGACATGATCTCTGCTGCACGCATTCACGAGCTAACGGTGGACGGACTGTAAAGTCCGGCATAATCCACTGTCTGCCCCCTGGCCTTTTGGTCAGGGGGCATTTCTCTTTACAGTGAATTGAAATATGTTATGCTCCCTCTAAGCCAGGGCCATCAGGTACAGCGGAAAGGGATGAACAAGTGTCGTTTGGTGAAGCCGAAACCAGCCAGGAGTCGACCGAAGCACCGGAGCCCGTAGAGGCCCCAGAGCCCCAGGAAGACCACAGCGAACAGGGATCATCCGATAGCAACCCCTTCTGGAAAGAAGTTGAGGAAGCAATCGGGCCGAACAACTACAAGCTCATCCAGCCACATCTCACAAAGGCAGACACGGAGGCCCGTAACCGGATCTCCGAGTTGAACCAGAGCTATGCCCCGTGGAAAGCGTTTGCAGATCAGGGAATCACTCCTGACCAAGTTACGCAGTCTGTTGGTGTCGTTCAGCGACTCAACGATCCACAGGGCCAGGTCGAGGTCTACGAGAGCCTCCGAACGTTCCTTGAGCGTGAAGGTCGTCTCCCGAACCAGGCTGAACTGAGCCAAGAGGTTGAGGATAACGAGGAGTCTCCTGAAGAGGAGGCCGATCCCCGTGATGCTCAGCTTCGAGAGCTTCAGGAACAGCAGAGCAAAATTCAGCAGTTCCTCCAGGGCCAGTACGAAACGGCACAGAGGCAGCAGATGGAAGCTCAGGCCGACCAGGAACTCAAGTCGGAGATCGACACCCTTCGCAACACGCATCAGGATCTTGATGATGCGGACATGAAGGAAGTCGTCAGGATCGCCGCCTTCGCAGCCCAGCAGGGCGAAGAGATCACTCTGGATCAAGCGTATGGAAAGTTTGCCGAACTGAGAGACCGTATCCGCACTGCACCGCGACCTTCCGCAAGTGCGCCTCGGCTCCCCGGTGGCTCAGGAGGCTCCCCCTCCTCGGCTCCCGTTGATCCGAGCACCATGACGAAGCAGCAGCGACAGGACCTTGTGTCGCAGATGCTTCAGCGGAAGTAGCATTCAACCTCTCTCCCGGAAGGAATGCCTGACATGGGCTCCACCCTTGCAACCATCGACGCAACCCTCAAGGAAGTGTACGAAGGTGACATCCGCCGTCAGCTCAATGACGACATTGTTGCTCTGAAGCGAGTCACTCGCTCCAGCGATGGTGTCTCGAATGAGACGAACGGTAAGTACGTCACGTTCCCCGTGCACGTCCGCCGCAATGGCGGTCTCGGCTCGCGTAACGAGTCCGAGGCTCTTCCTGCTGCCGGTCAGCAGGGCTACGCCGCCGCCCGTCTGGCCCTCAAGAGCGACTACCTCGGTATTTCGCTCACCGGCCACGCCATCGACATGTCCGACGAGAAGCCCAAGGCTTTCGCAAAGTCTCTCGATGAGGAGATGGAGCGGGGTCGTATGGACTTCAAGAAGGACCTGAACCGCCAGATTTACGGCAACGGTTCCGGCGCGATCACGACCGTCCGTGCCAACGGTACCGGCGTCAACGTGGTCCCTGTCGTGGACGCCCGCCACTTCTGGATCGGTGCTCACGTTGTTGACATCGTGACGGCTCCCTCAACTGTCGCAGTCAGTGCCCGGACGGTCACCGCCCGTTCGCTGGCTCCCGGTGCCAACACGATCACGCTCTCGGGTGCGACGTTCAACGTCACCGCTGGTCAGCTCATCACCCTCACCGGATCGGTCAACCGGGAGATTACGGGCCTGGGCGCTATCGTCCAGAACTCGGGTGTCCTATACAACCTGAACCCGTCCACTGAGCCTGAGTGGACGGCTGAGGTTGACTCCAACAGCGGAACCCCTCGGGCACTCTCTGAGTCCCTGATGATCCGAATGAACGACAACATCCGTGGACGCGGCAGCAGCAAGACCAGCGTCATCCTCACGGACGACGGCTCCTTCCGGGCCTACTGGGCTCTCCTGTCGCAGCTCCGCTCCTTCGTCAACACGGAAGAGTTCACGGGTGGCTTCAAGGGGCTCAAGTTCATCGCGGGCAACCAGGAAATCCCTGTGGTGTCGGACTACGACGCCCCGCTCGGTGTGATGCACTTCCTCAACGAGGACGAACTCACGTTCTACCGTGACGAGGACATTCACTGGCTGAACCGGGACAACTCGATCCTCAAGCAGAAGACGGACGCCAACGGGCGTTACGACATCTGGGAGGCTCACATGGTTGAGCGCCATGAGCTGGGAACCGGACGACGGAACTCTCACGGCAAGATCACTGACATCATTGCGGGCTGATCCCCAACAGCCTGATGTCAGTAGAGGGGACGGGTCTCACAGGCCCGTCCCCTCAGTCTTGTAGTTAGGAGTTGAATGTGTCCGCCTCCACCCACCCTTCCCCTCACAAAAAGTCGCGCACTCTTCTTTGGACTGCTTTGACTACAGGTATTGCTCTCATAGGAATTCTTGTTCTTTCCACAGTCGATGATGCCAATGGTGACCCGCTCATCGAAACGAGCATCATTGCCCAGCTCATCGCTTTCCTGGGACTTGTCCTGGGAGTTGTCGGCCCACCCCTATTCCGGGCGGTAAAGGACACCGGGATTGTTCGGGAGCAAGTGCAGAACAGCCATACCGTCAATCTTCGAGACGATAACGACGATAAGCACGACAGAGTTCTCAGCAAGCTAGATCACATTGACCGAAAGCTAGATAGAAAGATTGATACAGTTAGGGAGGATATCTCTCGACTGAATATCAGGTCTGACAAACACGAGGATCGGATTGACCTTCTGGAGCAGACTGAACCAAGTAAGAGGAGTTCGACATGAGTAGCTCAGTTCAGGGCTCCTTCTGGGAGGTCGAAAAGGGCGAGATTTCTGAGCAGGATCAGTTTTTGATTCGCTATCCCGGTTCTGACACGGCGGAAGCCTACTTCCCCATTGTGCAGCTCTCTGACCTCATCAGCATTCTTTCCAGCACGGCAGGTGCCTCTGTCGGAGTTCTGGTTCCCGGCACCTATCTTCAGGCCCGGAAGGTCGATGCAGGCTATCGGACTGATGTTCGTATTGAGCCCCGTTCAGACACTTTCCCTGCACAGATCATGTCTTTTGGGCTGGAATTGCTTTCCGATCTGTCGAGCACGCTCACGACATTCAACACAGGAATCGCAGATCGAGAGCCTGAAGATTGGGATGGCTCTGAGCCTAGTGTGATCGGCTATGGGAGCCTTCCTCCTGCGCTGTCGCCACCGAACCTAAATGCCTCTATTGGTGTCATCTCGGGGGTTGTCGATGACGACGCGACGGACAACCTCGCGGCGATCCAGGCGTGCCTCGATCAAGGTGGACGCTGGCGGCTCCCCGCCACGACCGGTCGTTACCTCATCAGCGGGCCGCTCGAAGTCTCCGTGGCCGGAACTACGTTGGATGCGTGGGGCGCGCCTCTTCGGCAGGGCGTCGATGGTCAGTCGGTATTCAACGTGACTGCCCCTGATGTACGCCTCGACGGCGTGGACGCCATCGGCGACCTCGGCGCGCTTGATGTAACGGGAATGACCGCATCCTGGGAGTTGTCGATCATCTCTTCACGATGGACGGTCGTGAACGCATACAAGGGTGCGGACAGGCTCACGATCCCCTGGATTCGCGGCAACGGTTTCTCGTCCGTCGTGCGCGTCACCAACTGGGACCGGGATGCAGGGTCTGCGTCGGGGACAGTGGCAGATGTCGAAGTTGGCACCGTGCTGTGCCAAAACGTTGAGTTCGGGTATGTGGTGCAGGGCGTGTCAAGGCCGAAGCTCGGGTCTGTGCGTGGTTCGTACCGATACCCGACAGGCGGCACGCGACCACCGCATCTGATCTACTTCTCTGGCACTGGGGGCGAGAATACCGATATCGAGGTGGGTGGCGGTGTAGCGAGCTACGAGGGCGGAGCGGGTGGGCAGGCGTTCCAGTTCAAGGGTGTTACGCGCGGACATGTCGGCACCTTGCAGGCGAACGGGTGCCCAGGTGCGCTCAATCTGATGGACAACCATGATCTGACAATCGACACCATCGTCTCCCTGAGCGACACCAATACCAGCGACTACGGGTCCATCACGATGGATCAGACCGTCGAACAGAAGAACATCACGATCCGCAAGGTGCACATCCAGATGGTCAGCGACGGAATCCCGATGCGGATCGTCGCGGGCGATAACTGTCGCGTAATCGACCTGGACGTTGAGGTAGCGCACACGACATCGGGCACGAGCGCAGCCCACGACGTTTCCCTGAACGGCACCAATCACACGATCGACCGTGTGCGGGTCAAGAACGTGGGGGCGGCGAACTCGTGGCGCGCGGTCGCCCTTTGGGGCGGGGACGGCCATCGGGTCGGAATCGACCGATTGGAGAACGTGCGGGTGGGTGTCGAGGTTCGCCTGTCTGCCACTAACGCATCGGTCACATACAACCCTGATGACATCACTCTGCACGCCACGGACGGTTACCGGAAGATCATGGTTAGCCCTACTGCGGCACCCACCCTCAGTCTTCCGCAACAGCCGTCCTCATCGTTGGTGAAGGTCGCGGATGACTTCCGCATCGCGCCACCGAGCGGCGACGCCTTCGGCGTCGCAATCACGGGGCAGGAGTGGACCGTCGGGCTGGGCACATGGGTCTCGGACACCCTGAGCGGTGAAGTATCCGAGACCGGAAGCGTCTCGCGGGCGAACTCGTACATCGACGCCAACGCGGCGAATGTCGAGATCGGCGTGAAGGTCAAGCTCACCGGGTATCCCGGAGTCATCATGCGTCGTGTCGCGGCGGCTGAGTACCTATGCGTCTACCTCTCGACGGCTGGCGTGGTCATCGCGAAGCGAGACACCACGCTCGTCACCCTTCAATCTGGCCCCGCCGTCACCTACCAAACCGGCCGGTGGTACGACCTGAGAGTGCAGATTTTCGGCGAGCAGATCGACGTTTACGTGGATAACGTGTTCTCCGTTTCGCACACCCTCGCGGGTGGGGATGAAACCAAGTTCGACACGGAAACCGTGCACGGCCTGTTCTCGTCCGCATCGGAGGGCGGGGCGTCACGGTGGCGCGACTACCGCATCCGTCAACTCTGACCAGCCCCTAAACATCTCATATTGGGTCACACTGGCGCACAACAAGTGAAGGACGCTCTGCTGTAGGATGTGATCCATGAGTGTGAATCCTGCCTTCGTTGTCGACGCACCCTTCTACTCCACAGAGTTCGGGGAGTTTCTGTCGAGCAAGACAGCCCGATTCCAGGAGATTCTGCACGACTACAACCCCTATCTCGAACTGGTGTTCATCCCCAGCTCAAAGCGGGACTCCACAGACACGCATCCATACGCTCTTCGGGACAATTCGCCCTGGCGTGGTGGTTATATCATCAAACACATGACCGAGGCCGAACTGGAACACCCAGAGCGTATTCTTGCGTGGCTGTGGGAGGGTGACCTGTCGAAGCATTCTCTTGTCGATGTGATGAAGCGAACCGAACTGAAGAGAATGGCTGAAGAGGCGATGGACCTGAAGAAAGAGCAGGACATTGCCGCTGAGCGACAGGAACTTGCTACGGCCCTCCTGTCGGGCGGACAGGACAAGAAGCATTTCTTCCGTCACAATGGAAAGACATTCCGCCGCTAGGAGGCCGTCATGCCGCTCCGCCCCTCTACGAGGACTCTTGGTGATCTGACTCAGAACGTCAAGAGGATCTTTGGCGATGAAGCAGGCGTGCAGCTCGACAACGCCGACATTACCCGCTGGGTCAATGATGCCCAGATGGAGATTGTCACCAGCAACAAAGCGCTGAAGGCTCGGTCCTCGATATCCACTGTTGCAGGCCAAGCATCATACACATTCCCGGATGTGAAGATTCAGCAGATTGCCTCGCTCCACTACGACAACGCTCCCATTCCGAACGTGCCTTTCGCTCAGGCGGAACAGCAGATTCTCACCCAGGACCCTCAGCAGGAAGAGATGGGTGTCCCGTCCTTCTGGTACGAGTGGGATGGCACACTGTCTCTCTGGCCGAAGCCGGATGCTGCCGCCCCTCTGACGCTTTACTACACGGCATACCCGGAAGAGATGTCGGGAAGCTCCGATGAGTTCCTGGGCGTCCCGGACAAGTTCTACAACTCTGTCGTGGATTATGTTCTGGCCAAGTGCTATGAGATGGATGAGGCGTTCGATGCCTCTCAGCTTGCTGAGCAACGTTTCCGTACTGCACTTGAGGCGCAGATGGAGGATGAGCGTCAGGCGGCACATATGGTGTATCCCGTTATCCAAGAGGTCGGGTTCTACTGATGGCCAGAGAACCGTTGGTCATAGGACCGTTCGCGGGTGGACTGAACACCTATGACGACGCTACAGCCATCAAAGACACTGAGCTTGTCGAGTGCACTAACTGGGACCCCGGTCTGGAAGGCTCTCTCCGCTCTCGTCCCCCGTTTCATTCTGAGGACGCTCCGCTGACTCTCGGTGCGTCCGGGGATGCCCGACTTCTGGGTTTCTACTACACCGGGACGACTACGTACCTGTTCGCCTCTGACGGGCTCAGTTCGACATGGGCGTACAACGGCAGTTCGTGGTCCCTCGTCACTGACACTTTCGCGGCAACGGCGATGGTGCAGTTCGACAACAAAGCGTGGATGTCCTCCCCTGTCGGGGAATCCAGCCCTGGCGGGTATTGGACCTCCAGTGGAGGCTTTACAGCCGATGCGGACATGCCGCACGGGGACACCATTGTCGCTCACAAGAGCAGATTGTGGACCTCATCTGGCAAGGGGAACCCAGAGGGCACCCGCGTCTACTACTCGAAGGTGCTGGGACAGCCGGATTTCTGGGACAGCCCCGCATTCATCGACATCGGGCAGGGGGACGGTCAGGACATTGTTCGGCTGACCACCTACTACAACACCCTTGTCGCATTCAGGACCCAGAGTGTCTACTCGTTCGCGTTCAACTCTGACCCGGCACAGGGCAACATTTCGCTCCTGGTGCCAGGTGTCGGGCTGGCTTCTCGTGATTGTCTCATTGAGCACGAGAACTACCTGTACTTCATGTACGACGAGAAGGCGTACCAGTTCGTCAACAACAACGCCCAGCAGATCAACATCAAGGTCCCCTTTACAGCCAGCAGTCAGGCGGGAATCGCCTACCCCTTTGCTGTGTCGCTGTTCAACAACAGGGCAATCTTTCACTACTACGACACCATGTACGTGTACTCGCTCAGGACGAGGACATGGACGAAATGGCGGTCCACAGAGCACACGGCAATCGGGCAGATCATGTCCCCGGCTGGTGTGCTGACGGACGAAGCCTACGCACTCCCCTCTGTCGAGGTAGCAACAGGAGGCAGTCGAGAGTGCGATCTTCTGAAAATTGAAGATCGAATCACCGCAGCGACAGAGAGCTTCTCCTGCGAAATCAGAACGAAGAACTACAGCTACCAACTCAGCTCGAACTTCAAGCGACTCTTCTGGTGGGGTGTCGATGCGACGTTCCGTGATCGAGTGCAGGGTTGGGCTATTCCCATTGTTCATCACATGCAGGTGACATGGAATCAGCTTTACTCCGATGGTGTCACCTGGGGTCAACTTCTTGCCGGGACGTGGGGCTCCCCCTACATCGGTGATCTGTCGCTCAACACGGACTACGATCTCGGCGGCACAGGTCCGATTCGGAAGTTCGTCAAGATGTTCAAGTCGATGCGATTCCGACAGATCCAGTTCAGGGTCGTTTTCGACACAGACGGAGGTATTGGCACAGCCCCCGTCAACCTCTTCACGTTGACCGCATACGTAGAGACCAAGGAGACAGTGTCAAAGTCTGTATCCTGAGGTAGGATTTGCACATGGCTGGCTTCAATCCGATCACAGGGCGTAACACGTCTATGACGGGCGGCGGAGGATACAACGGGTATTCTGCCGGAAAAAAGCGCTATGGTTCGGGCCGACAGAATCCCAACCAGGGGAAGACAGCCAACAAAGCAGGGTACAAGGCCCGAGATATTCAGAACGAAGCTCGTAAGAACGCGCTCATGCGCTACGCCGGGAGGTAAGTGAGATGGCCAGACAGTGGGCAGGTCGGACAAATCCCGCCAAAACCACGCGGGGGGCAGGAAATGGGCGTAGCGGTGGTAGTGGCGTCGGTTCGAACACAATGCGCAACCCTTTCGCCGCGCCTGTGACGAAGAAGACGTATGAGTCTGATGGTGCGCCGTTCCTCCCGGTGGGTACCGGAACAGTCCTGAAAGAGCCTTCCCAGCGTTCTGCTCCTTCGTCGGGCGGTAGTTCTGGTGGAGGCGGTACAGGCGGCGGAAGCATCGGTTACTTCGGCGGCAATACCTTTGGTGGCGGCGGAGGCGGAGGTAGCGCCCCTGCTCCTGTTGTGACTGCCCCGAGCAAGGAAGACTATCTTGCTGGTGACAGTGGCTTCCAGACACAGAAGTCGGCGCTTCTCGGTGCTCTTGAGCGCTACCTCTCTGACGTGGACTTCCAGCGGAGCACGTATACCACGGACTACGGCAAGAGCCTCCGTGATCTTGGCTATGACGAGGGCCAGGGGACGTGGAACTGGGAGGACCCAATCACTGCTTCGGGACGTGGCTACCAGAACCAGCTCAACGACTTTGCGGGCAGGAACATGCTCCAGAGCCAGGGCTACGCGGATGCGTTCAACGAACTTCAGCGGATGCTTGGCCAGCAGTACGATGCTCTGTCGGGCGCGAAGACGACCTTTATGACCGACCTTGACAACCAGACGGCGAATTACAAGGCAGAGAACACTGCCAGTCAGCAGGCCGCTCGGGCTGAGGCGCTTCAGCGACGCGCAGCGCAGTACGGGCTGTAAAGGAGGCCATCGTGGCAGACAACAAGCTCAAGCCTCGTGTCGCTCGCCCTGCTACACGGGACACTCTTGCCACGCCCGGCAGTCGTGATCGTCCGGGAGGGGGGTCTTTTGACGCCCCTGAAGAGAAGAACATATTTCAGTACAACCAAGTGAAGCCAGGTACGACATTCGCTCCGACAGCCCCTGAGCAGAGCAATTTTCTGACGGATCGGATGCGGGACTGGACGAACTTCCTGGGAGATGTCGTTCGACCCTTCTCTCCTCGCACGCAGAGCGGCGGGTACGGGGACTTTCTTCTCGGCTCCAACCCCGGCGCTGGGTCGGCCCCCGCAGGAGGGGACAACACTTCTGTAAAGAATCTGTTTGGTTCTGTGCTGGGCATGATGCGGGACTATGACGGTCGCAACAACCAGGCACCCCAGGAAGAGGAGTCCACGTTCGCGGACTACCTCAACCAAGCCATGTCGATCATTGGCGAGCAGGCCAATGGCGGAGGCGGCGTCAACTACGACCCGCAGCGGGAAACCCTTCGGGGGCAGGCATCAGAGAACGACGCTCGTCTGGAGGCCATGTACCGGCAGCTTCGCGGCTCCATCGACGCTGACGCTCCTGTGCTCCAGGAAGCGTACGACACGGCCATTGACTCGACTGCTGACAACAGCCAGACGGCACAGGCTCAGACACAGCAGGCTACAGATGCCGCAAATTCCCGGAACATGGAAGTCCTGAACAACCTCGGAATCGGCAAGGCTCAGGGGAACATCATCCAGGAGGGCCGGGATCTGAACTCGCAGACGGCCAACCAGATCGCAGACCAGGCTTCCAAGGGCCAGGCAGCCGGTGACCGTCTCGTGTCGAATCAGGCATCCGCGCTCACGCACAACACCAACGTCGGAAACGCCGCTGGGCTGGAGGGCAACCTTCAGCGTGCACAGAACCAGGCACGCCTCCAGGCTCTTCTTGGTGAGATCGACATGCAGGAACAGAGCCAGAACCAGAACGTTCAGGACAACTCGTTCTCGGAGGCGATGGCAGTAGCGCAGCAGATGCTGGGCATGGATCAGTACAACCAGCAGCGTGACGACCAGAACCAGCAGGCGGCGATGGAACTGGCGGCACAACAGCAGCAGCCCACGTACGATCCGAATGCATTCTGGCAGTACATTGACCAGCTTCAGAACAACGGCCTGGTGTCTCTGTCGGACGAGCCGAACACTCAGATCAAGCAGCTCGACCTGTATCGTAAGCTCTTCCAAGGGTAAGGTAGGTTCATGGCTTCGTTCATGGACTACTACCAGGACGAACTCCGCAAGAGGGGATCGTCTGCCACGGCCAAGCCGCAGTCGTCCTCCCTCCCCAACTGGTCGTCGGGGAACAAGTCTCTTGCAGAGGAGGCTTCTGAGCCATTCTCTTCCGCTGTGAACTGGGCGATGGATCTGATTTCACGCCCCACATACGGCATGACGAATGCTAACCGGAGCAACATCGACCGGCAGGTCAGCGGAGCCAAGCGAACGCAGGAAGGTGACTTCCTGGGCGGGATCGGGGAGTACATCTCGGGCATCCCTGAGATGCCGCCCCTCCTGTCGGGCGGACTTGCAGGGAGCCCTGCTCTGTCGATCTTCAAGATGTTGGCAGGCAACGACACGAACAAGAAGTTCGTTGAGGGGCTCACGTCCAACAGCCCGTCCATGAAGCAGTCCAACTCGGATCTGATTGAGTACGGGTACGACAAGAGTCAGGCAGCATTCAACCCGGACTACAAGGATGTTCAGGACAACGTTTCCCCTGCATTCAAGGGGGTTGCGGGATTCGCAGCCGATGTTGCTCTTGACCCTCTGACGTGGGTGTCGGGTACGGGTCTCATCAAGGGCGCTGGCGCTCTTGCTCGTGGTGCGGACAAAGGTCTTCGTTCGGCTTCTCGCGGTTTGGTGGGTGCGAAAGCCCCAACCGAGCTTCCTACTCCCACGGCAGGGACGAAGGCGGCTAAGGCTGAGAAGGAACAGCAGCGCTCCACGTTCCAGAATGAGAACCCCTTTGAGGGCGGGACGACATTCACCCCGGAGGACTTCCGCCCCACAGGCACGTCTGCCGCGCCTGTAAAGACGGAGAACCTGGAGTTCTTCGGCACCGATCTTGAGAAGGCTCAGGACATTCTTCGTGGCGTGCCCAGTGCACCTACTGCTCCCTCTGCATCAGCCGCCCAGCGTGCGCTTCCTGCCGCAGCGGATGACGTTCCTGTGCCTCCTGCTGTCTCCTCCCCTCTCGATGAGATTCTCGGTGCGACAGCCAAGGCCCCGGACGTAGAGGTGCCTGTGGGTGCCGCAGATGAGATTCCTGCTCCTATGGCCGCTCCCTCTGTCGCGGACACGATCAGGATGAGCCCCAACAGAGGCCCTATTTCAGACTTCCTCGGCGGACTGTCAGATGACGTAGCACGGGGAGCCCAGCAGGCCCCTCCCTATAATCAGTGGGCCAACTCTCTCCCTGCCTCCCATCGAGTGGTCGACCCTTCAGGTGCGACTCAGCCTTTCACACTCTCCAAGCTCCGAAGCGACCTTGCCGCGTACGCGGATAAGGACGTTCCCCAGGGCCTCAAGCCCCGCAAGGAGTACATCGAACAGCGCCTCGCTCTGCTGAAGAACGAGTATCGGCGTACTGTCGCACCGCAGGGTGATGTAGTCGATTCTGTGTCCGCATTCCAGGCTCGTGCAGTGGCCGACGAGAGTAGTGTTCGAAACGCTATCGGGGACGAACTGTTCGACTATCTCCGCAAGGTGAACAAGGACGACAAGCTCACCCGTCGTCTTGTTGACATCAAGAATGTCATCGAGCCGGGGGACGACGTTCTCGACACCCTCCGCAACATGGACCAGAACTTGGCCCGCATCCTGTCGGATCGGCTCGGAGTTCCCCGCGCGTCCAAGCCGAAGACCCCCGAAGAAGCGGCGGAAGCGTCTCAGCGTCTTCTGGAGAACAATGACCCTTATTGGGCCAAGCTCGGTGAGGGTCTTGCGCGTGCTCTTGACGCTGAACTGACAGACCTGAAGAGCAAGGGCTACCTGCACTACCTCAAGAAGATGGGCATGAAGGTAGCCCGGACTGAGAAGGCTCGTGGGCAGGGCTTGGGCCGGTACGTGGATCAGCTCAACGGATTCAGTCAGTACACCATGCTTCGACAGCAGTCAGACGCTATCGAGATTGCCGCGCTCGATGTGATGCGTTCGCGGGGAATCAAGGGCAAGCGCTTCCAGGATCTTTACAGCCAGCAGAGGACCGGTGTCTATAAGGCTGCCGTAATGCAGGTCATGGCGGACCAGGCAAAGCTCCTTGACGACATCGGGGCGCACATGGGCATCGGTGTCGGAACCGACACAGTGATGCTTTCGATGGATGAGGTCTATCGGGGCCTGCTTGCCAGCGGAGACAGCCTTGGTATGAGCCGCACCATCGACCAGGGACTGTTCAACTACGGCACCCAGGCGGCTCCTACTGCCGTCACTGACGCTGTTGCAGCGGGACTGGCAGGGAAGTCCCGAGAAGAGGTCATCGAGATCCTCACGGACTCGAAGAAGTATGGCAACAAGGGCCTGCTGAAGAACGCTGAAGGGCGGCGGCCCAACAACCTTGTCGACTCAGGGCACGGCTGGGGTTCGCTCAACTACTCGTCCCTCGCTGACATCGCCCGAGAACTGGGCGTCGACAACGCCACTGTCAAGGCGATGATCCGCAAGAAAGAAAGCGGACGAGCAGGGCGAGAGAAGACGCACTACTACCTTCAGTACCGTACGGGCGGGACGAACTATATGGCGGAGGCCCTGGCCGACACCATCATGGATGCTGCCCCACTTCTTCGGGCTCGTGCGGCACAGAATGAGGCGGCGTTCGCTGCCAGGGCCAGGGGAGAGGCGCACAAGCTCTCTAGCGACGAACTGGCCAAGATCGAATCCTTTATGAAGGACCCCTCAGGTGCGATCCTGAAGACTCGCGCCCTGAAGGCCCGTAAGAAGCGTGTCGAGGCGGAGGGATCGAAGATCAACGCTACTCCCGATGGCGAGACTGTCGCGGAAGAACTGGTTGATGCTGCCCTGGGCAGGGAGCTTGTCGCCACGACAAACGCGGCTTCCCGTGCTGACACGCAAGCTACATCCGCGTCTACTGCTATCGAATTGCGTCGAGCCGAGAGCACCTTTACAGACGGTGTGTGGGATGACGTGGATGTCGACTTCCGCTCTCGCCCTGAGAAGGGCGATGACGGTCTTGGAGCGAATGAGGAGTGGGCAGAAGTTGTCGATGAGACAACCCCCCTGTCGGGTGACTGGCGGGACATGCTCTTCGATGAGGCCGCAGAGTTTGTCACGAAGACGAAGAAAAAGAAGAAGGGCCGCAGCGGGCCATACAGGGACCTATCTGAGGATGTCCCTGCAATGGTCGATCAGTTCGGCAACCGGATCATCGACCCCTACGGGATAGCGAAGCACAAGATCCAGCAGTGGTTCAACCAGAACTACATGGCTCAGCAGGCTATGCCTATCGCACACGCATGGCAGAACAGCATGTCGATGCGCACGGCGTACGTCAACAGTCAGCTCAACGCGATTTCTCGCAAAGCCAAGCAACTCAGTCCTCAGCAAGATCTTCTCCCCAGTGCCTACAACATGCTCCGACAGGGAACCCGACCCACGGACGCGAAGCAGGCAGAGCTGTACGACATGCTCTCGGGGATGCTGGATGAATTCTTCGATCTTGACGCAGCCGGGTCGATGGGCAACGTCTTCCTTCGCACTGCCTCCGAGCCTGAAATCATCAACGACATGTTGAAGGCTAAGGGTCTCGACTACGCCTTCGATATGGACAAAGCAGCCCGTCTCTCCAAGAGCACGGACACTCCGCTCGATCAGGCACTCGCAGATCAGTGGCGAGAGTGGGACGTGAAAGACCCGCTGGAGTTCCTGCACAAGCTCAGCCTGGCTCGACAGGAGTTGGCATTCAACAAGGGCACCGCGCTCAGCTTTGTCGAAATGGCAAAGGGCGTGGGTGCCGTGTCGACAAAGAAGGCTTCCGGCTATGTGCGTCTCCAGGCGTCAGGGCAGAGCCGGTTCATTGCCCATCTCCCGGAGGATATCTACATCAAGAAGGAGATGGCGCAAGAGCTTCAGCGTGTGGAGCAGGTATTCCGCACCAGCAGGCAGTTCCAGGGAGAGCTTGGTGACTTCGTTCGGACGATCTATGCTCCCCTGCTGAACTCCTGGAAGTTCGCTATCACGCTCCCTCGTCCTGGCCACCACATCCGAAACATGATCGGTGATACCTCGGTCACTTGGATGCGGCGAGGCAACCGATATTTCGGACAGTCGTGGAAGGACGCTGTAAAGGTTCTGTCCGTACGCGGCAACTACCGTGATGTCAACATGCGGGAAGCAGCCACTCGCTACGGCTTCAAAGATGTGCCCACAGGCGGGGCCAAGATTTTCGATGGCGGTAAGTACGGCGAGTTCACTGCCGATGAACTTTATGCTCTCCTGTCGGAGCGCGGTGCTCTCCCGACCTACAACGTCGGTGAGGACTTCCTGGAGGCGTCAGGAAAGCTTGACCAGATCCTCGGCAAGGTGTCGCTGCGTGATACCCCTGTCGGACGAGTCGCAGGAGGAGTGTCGGAAGGTCGTGACCACCTCTCCAGGTTCCAGCATTTCATTCAGATTCTTCGACAGGAAGCGAAGGCGGGCACGTACAAGAGCCGTGAGGATCTAATCGACGCCGCTGTAAAGGAAGTCATCAAGTACCACCCGGATGCCTCTCTTCTCACGACAGCAGAGTCCAAGATCCGTCTCGCCATCCCCTTCTACTCCTGGTTCGGCAAGATCATCCCTGCCCTTGTCGAGTCGATGATTATGCATCCCGGTCGCTTGTCCACGTTCAACAAGGCGAGCTACAACTGGGCTGTCGCAAACGGACTCGACCCGGAGAACCTGAGTGATCCTTTCCCGAACGATCAGCTCTTCCCGAGCTTCCTCACAGAATCCGCTATCGGGCCTCAGTTCCAGATGCCCGGAGGCCAGTACATTCGGATGAACCCCGGCATCGCCCACCTGGACGTGTTTGACACGCTCGGTGCCGATCCCCTCCGTGGGATTGCCGGAATGACTTCGCCGCTCATTCGCGTGCCTGCTGAGCTTCTCTCGGGAGGCTCCTGGAGCACGGGTGGTCGCATCAACGACTGGAGCGACTATGTTGACCAGTCCCTCCCCGGCGTGAACTACATTGCGAACCTCTCTGGTGTCTCACCGACAGGGAGCCTAGAATCTGTCCTAGGTGGGCGCGGGCTTGACCCGCAGGCTCAGATCGAACGAGGCAATAAGACAGACTTCGACAAGGCTCTCAGCCTGGCGAACTGGTTCACGGGCCTCGGTGTGCAGAACCTGTCCCGCCCGAACTACATCAACTACGCGGAGTTTGAGAAGATGAGAGAGGCGAACGGTGGTCAATAGCTCATCCCAGGCTCTCGCTGAGTTCAAGAGTCAGCGTCTCGGTGGCCTCTTGTCGGGTACTCGCTCCAACGTCGATGCCCCGTCAATTCTCGGTACTTCCATTGGGGATACTGCCTCTGAGCGGATGGCTCGTTCTGCTCCGAAGAGAAGCTCTACCGCCTTCCTGGATCAGGTGCGAGAGTCCGGTAAGCGGATGCACCAGACTGCGCTTGAGGGCTTCCAGAAGCAGCGGGAGGCGTCCCAGCGTGCGGCTCTTGCCGGGACAGGTGCTGGTGGCTCTCAGGCTGGCGGAGCATCCGGTAAGTACCCGACGAGCGGCTATAGCGCTGGTGGAGGCGGGGGGCGAACGTCCAAGATAGGCCCCTACGGGTACGAGCCATTCAAAGGACGATACGGCCTCACGGTCCCTGCCTCCGACTCATTCACGAAGCTAGAGAGTGCCTACCGGAACACGTTTGGGGAGAACTTCTCTGTCGGCACTGCCTGGCGGTCGATGGACGAGGAAGCGTACTACTGGAACAGGTATCTTTCCGGGCAGGGGCCTATGGCCTCCAAGCCGGGTACAGGTGTGCATGGATATGGCACCGCCGTTGACATCAACGGGTCGATCAACAATGTCGGGTCAAAGCAACACGCTTGGCTTCGACAGAATGCTGCACAGTTTGGGTGGCATTGGGTCGGTCAGCGTTGGAATGAGCCGTGGCACTGGGAGTATTTTCCTGACAAGGATCAGTCTCGTAGATAGCCGCTATTGATCGGACTTGAGGAGACCAAGTTCACAAATGGTGGAACCCCCTAGGGAGTCAGATTGACAGTCCCTAGGGGGTTCCGCTGAGCGATTGGAGATCCTCGCTCACAGAGTATCAGCGAGACCCTTGGGGGTCAAGATTCCTTTGCCTACCAGATAGTAATAGCCGTGAAGGTAGGCACTGTCCTGGTGAGGGAGATGCTTATGCGTGTCGACATAGCCCGCATGAAGTTTTGCGGGGACAAGTCGGTCAGCTCTTTGTCGAGTAAATGGAGTGTCGGTTTTTATGCACGCGAATTCGACCGCCCCAATACACTCACTTGTACCGTTACGTTGTCCGCCTTTGCTCTGGGAGTTGTTCACAAAGTCTTCTATCACTACTTCGGTAATTAAGGTCAGTTTCCTCTCATGGGACCACCACAAGCCATCTTCGATATCAAGAGACTCAATGAGACCTTCAAAGGAAATCTCCCCGGTTACCCAGCCATTTTTTTGAGGGGGCCTGGCATCTGTAAAGAACAATGCCCATCCAATAGTCTTCTCTCCCTTAAAAGATCGGCCAGGATCAATCGACAGGAGAACCATGCTCACGCTCCTGCTCAGCCTCGGGGGGCGGTA